AATAAAGATTTCTTTCGTGTTAGAGTTGCCCGACAAAAGACCAACGGTGTCGCCCACCTCTAAACCGTGAGCGGTGGAGTTGATTACCCTGGGAGTCCCAGAATGATTATCAGAGGCCACAGTGTTAGAGAGAGCCACCGAGGTGGTTCCCTTTACGTCCAGAGTTGCTGTCGGCGTGGCGCCTGTGAAAACACTTATACCGTCGTCGTAGAGCCTTAGAGGCTCTTTGTTGTTTGTGAAGAATCGAAAAGCATCAAGTGACTGCTGCCAAATTATGCGACCAGAAGCACCCGTGTCAGTGAAGAAATCGATCTTACATTGTTGGGCGTCGTCGGCAATGATTGTAAGGCCAGCACCGTCGCTGCCGTTGTCTTCAAGCACTAGCATCCCAGAACCGGGATTGATTGAAGTCCGCGACGTAGTACCGCCAGGGCCTAAGAGGTGTAATCCACCGGCAACACAAAGGGGAGTGTCTTCCCCGCCGCTCATCAACTTCCCGTTTCCATCTATGAGAAATCGATCTGAGCCTTCTGTCTTGAAGCGCATCTTACCAGTTTGGTGATGATAACCGATCAAGCCTACGTCATTCGATGAAGGGTCTACAAAAGTTAACGAACCTTCAAAGCTGGCTGTGGTGCAAATTGAGATTCCTGTATTGCCAGAACCTTCAACGATAAGATCGTCGGCATTGGCGGTCACGTCTGTGACTGTAGAATCACCAGTCATGACGTGGAGGGAGCCCTTCGGGGCTACATCCATCACAGCCGTTTCACCGCCTGTAGAAATCTGACCGCCTGATTGAATCCTGAGATATTCAGTTAGGGATGAACCGTCGTTTGCTTGAAAGACAATCTTGCCTTTATTGTCGTCAGCTGCCCCATCGTGGGACACCTGAACACGAGCCAGCGTATGCGCTTCACTACCTGACCGTAGGCCGGTAAAGTCAATTTGGGATTCGCGCCCACCATCACTGTCTTCGGCTGTGCTGTTATCGAATGTTAAGGTAGGGCTGGCGTTCTCGATCTCTACGTTGCCCGTGTGAGTCATCGCCCCCGCGATTGTAACAACACCATCAGCTTGAACCTTCAGCAGTTCTGCGCCGCCAGCCTCAATTCCGATATAATCGGCTGCGGTAGAACCCGACATCAACCGAAGCAGCCCAACTGCTTTGTTTGAGCTATTATACAAGCCCTGAATCATTAGAGTACTTTTATCTGTTGCGCTTGTGTTCTCACTTCTAAAAGCAACACAACCAGAAACGTTATTAGGTGTTGCGACTGTCACACCTGTTGCCCCGGTTCCTTCGATCACCAGATCATCACAAGATGTGTCTGCTGTGACGTTAGTGTCTGCGATTTTGATGTGCGTAGAGCCGTTGATCTGGGTCGTGACCGCGCTGCCTGATTCCGTTAATCGGATCCCTTCGACACCACCCGCGATTAAGCTGAGTTGATCTGCCGCTGCCCAGCCGATGCCAGTGTCCGAGTCCGTAGCCGCTGGCTGGAACACCGGGTTAGTAGCCGTAGGATCCGCGAAATCAATAGCGAACTGGCCACTAGCGGAAGATCTAAACCTAGTCTCCTCTACCATGATGCCGGTTGTGCCGCCGCCTTTTAGGTATAGCTTTTCGCTGCCATCGGACGTATCGACGAGGATGTAGTCCTTTTGATCAACTCCCTCGATTTCCAAAGCCACGCTTTGGTTGTCGGCAAGATCTACAACCGTCCCACCGGGCGGTAAATTGTACTGAACTATCTTTGGCATTTTAGAAGCTCCGCCCTTCAGCGTTGACCGTGCCGCCAGCCGATGTCCCAACATAGGTCAGCTTGCAATCCGAAATTGGGAAATCGAAACTGATAACGGTCAGGTCATTAGCTGCACATGCCGTGCTCTGTAATTCGCGATAGGTGCCACTAGGGTCTTTATAATGCACCTTTGCTGTGCCTACAGTGCTCGGGAAGACGTAGAACACCGTTCCTTGTTTGATACGATGGCTCGCCTGGAAGCTAAGTATATCAGTGTCACTCGTAGTATATGCTTTTGCCGAGACGGTCGTCCCGCGTGTCTGTGCCATGGTCGGTCATTCCTTTCGCCGTCAATCCGGTCTAGGTCAGGTCCCGCTGCCGTTGCGTCCTGACTATAAAATAATACCTTATGTTCTCATTCTGGGAAATCCCAAAATGCAAAAAGTGAGGGAAGGCAGATACGGGGAAAAGAATCTACCTTCCCTCTAAGGGCAATACGTCTGCCCTCGTATGAATACTTGTGACCCATTATGAGATTTGCCTTCCGCTGAAATCTGAGAAGGTGTGTTTGATAACTGCCGCAGTCCCGGCCCAATACACTTTGACAGAAACAGTCTCTCCCCACGCTAGATTGGCAGTAGGAACATGAAGGGTGACGGCTACATCGTTCCACTCATCAGTACCGTTTGCTGCGTCGCCTATATAATTAGTCGCTAATGTGCCCGCGGTAGATCCCACAATGGCAACGTAGCAGGTTCGAGTCCCGACAGTTCCTTCGATAGAAAGATTGGTTGTAAATGAATACGATCCCGCTTCAGGACAGGTGAACTCACCTGTGGTGGTGTTGTAGTTGCTGCCGTAGTCGTGACTCTCGCTATTGAAGACAACGTCGTCACCGCTACTAGTAACCGTCTCGTCCGAAGTTGCGACAAAGGCTCTAAAGCTGATTGGCTCAGATCTCAATTTGACATCGTCCAAATAAAGAATACCGCCGGGGCTGCCAGCGCGTCCTACTCTGAGAGCAACATAGGCAGCATCGGCTGGGGCTGTCTGAACTCCTGAATAATTTTCCCAGGCACCTGTGGCGCTTAGAGTAGTTGACCCAAAATGCGACACGGTGCCCGTGGCCGCACTACCGTCTGCCTTGTACCAATATGCGGACCACTTAACTGTAGGGTTACCGCCAGCACGTCTAACCCATATAGTCCCTCTGACGGGCTGACCCGGCTGTATTGGGACTTTCCTAGATTGTAAGTTTGTGACAGTTGCCGTGTCTAAATATGCGACAGAGTATCTCCCGCAATATGTGGTAGATGCTTCGATCCTAAAATCGGTCAGAGTTACACCGCCCTGTATTTCCCAACCGTCTGGGGCCATCCCCGTATTGCTCCAGATCTCGAAGCTTGGATTGAATACAAAGTTGTTGTCCGGTAATGGGAATGCGCTTCTATTGATTTGCTGTACAGATACAGATCCGAAATCGCGAAGATCGGCAGTCGCCGTTATCGAACTACCGTCAGTAGTTACCTTTCCCAATCTGATTTCAGTCGGGCATCTTTGTGGGGGCGGGTTGCCGATAGTCACAGCCTGAACAAGCACCCGACCAGTAAGACCGTCAATCCCAATATAGTTATCCTTGCTGGCCGTCATAGTGATTGCAGCGGCGGCTGAGAAGTTTCTAATCGCCCCTCCGCAATTTGAGGCACCCTTGCCAATGTTAGCAACTAGACCGCTGCCAGCAGTAACGTCCAGACCTGTACTAACGCCCGACTGAGTTGTGAGATTTCCAATCATCCCAAAACCTTGGCCGCTCTTCATAGGCCAGTCACGTTGCGCTGGCGGGGCGATGATTGCAACACTCGTTGATGGTGGGCTCGTTTTAGTTTTATAGGCGGCTTTAAACTCAATGCCGACAGTGTCGCCAAGAGCCATGACCTCTTTGCCTACGATCTCGAACTTAACGTTTGAGTCCAAAGAGGTGAGTTTCAAACCGGGACAAAAGAAATAATCGTTATCAATTGAGATAGTGTCGCCAAGCTCTAGGTCGATATGATTCAAGCCCGTCATGAATTTTATTACGGGACAGGTATTAGAGAATCTGGTGAGAGCATAATCCGCATAATAGGTCGCGGCAGTGATGTCGATTATTGCTCGCGGGTCTTGGTCTTCATCGCTATCAGTGTTTCCTGCAAAGGGACGTGTCGCAATTCCGTCCAACTGAAATGCTTCGAAAGATTGCGTATAAGACCCGTCAAGGTCGCCGTCTGCGTCCGTGGTTAAAACCCACTGATTGGCGTCGGCTTGTACATCGTGTTGGGACGTGCTCTTGATAATCTCAGAACGCCACAGACCGTAGAATGGGCGGCTTGCTGATATCTGAGCGCCTGCTGGCTGTGACCCGCCAAGATGTAAATCACGAGTCCCTGCGAAGCCGTTGCCCAACCAAACGTGGTCGGGGTAGATCGTCGACCAACTACTGCTTGTCCCAGAAGAGGACGTGAACAAAGACGCGGCGGCGAGATACTTAGTCCCGTCCTTTAATGCGAATGTCTCGCCAAAGGTTGTTATGCTAGTGTTATCCTTTTTGATTAGCTTGTCCGTAGAGTCAAAGCTGCCTACCTGAATCTCAATTCGGTTATATGGGCCAATAGTGTCTTCGTATTCAAAGTCGGTATAATCGTCAGTTGTGAGATGTCTTTGAACGGCTGCCGAGATGTCATATTGAATCAACTTAAATTCACTCTGAACGGGATCCCAGACCATAGAGAGCGTTGCCATTTTGAGATAATCATCGGCGAACGCTTGAGGGTTTATCTTCCAAGCGTTCTTGTAGTCTAAAGGCATCCACCCCGGTGGGTCGTAAGGGCTAGAGCTATGTGTGTTTATAATGTCAAGTTGGGTCACGTCGGCGGCGTCGTCGTTGTCGTACCAGTCGCCGCCAAACTCAGCGCCTCTAGACGCAAAGGTAAAATGGGACGTGGCGCTAAATGCATCAGCGGCAAACGATGTTGAATCAATAAGGGACGAAGGCGTGCCGGCGTCTAGCATTAGTTGTTTCAAAACGACACTAGGGTGCTCATCGACAAACGTTCGCAGATTATAATCCGTTCCCATTTTGCCAGACCATACTAAGGCTTCGATGATTATGTAGTTCTCATAGAACTTAACCTCAGAGACATAGCCGCTAAACAACGTTAGGAATCTGGCAAAGGTTAGATCAGGCGTTCCCAATTTGAAAGTAACGTTGCCGCCAAGCCATTGTTTAGTTGAAGACAAATCCCGAAATGCATCATCCACGCAAAAGGTAAATGTGAACTGGCCTGTTTCGAATGCTCGGGTCACTGGGTCGATCTCTTGCGAGATGGCTTGAACATTAGAGACAATGGCAGTCCCAGTTACGGTAGAATCCAAGATAGATTGATCAGGTACGTTGTGTCCTATAATGCTAACAGACGCGGCTGCATCCTCGACGGTCACATGGACGACTGGTTGCATAGTCCCAGATTGAAACGCTGCCTTTTGTTCGTCGTCTAACGTGATCATGATTCTGAAGACTTGAAAGGTGGTTGTTCGAGAAGAACCATAGTGGCGTTACGTTCCGTAGGTCCCAATAAAGGAAAGTTAAGAATCGGCTCTTCAGTGTTCATCAGATAACCTTGAGGCGAACTGCTTGGCGATTCAATCCAGAGAAAAGACTCAGTCCCATATTCGGACCCAATCCAGAAATCCTCTATTGCTGATATCTCATCGCTATCGCCAGTAGTTATAGAAATGTTTCTGGTGGCCTGACCTTTGTTCATAACGTATCGACGACGCACACCGCTAGTGGCTAGATGGTCAGAAACAGAACTCAGGTAGCTCTTGTCGTCAAATGGGACATCGGGGTTTCGCTTCAACTGGTGGCGTTGACCAAAAAAGAACTCTCCGATTTTGGGACTGTATGTGGCGCCGCCACTTGTCAGTCTCACTCTGAGATATCGAACGCTTGAAAACTGTTGAGCCGTGCCGCTGCTTGAATAGTTGAATTGGCTAAAAGTCAGTGCGATCCCTGTGTTAGTCGCTGTGGCTGCTTGGGTAAGAGTCACCGACGTACTGTCTGGGAATGCTGCAATATAGGTGTTTGCAGGAATCCCAGTTCCAGACACAAGATCCCCGACCCTAAGATTTGTCAAACTAGGAACGTCCACGTCTGTATTGCTGTGAGTGTTGCAGGATTTCACAGTGTCAGTTTGGGTCGCGTGATTCAGATTAAAAGCAAAGTTTCTTATATCCCCGCTAAATGCACTCACGTCCACGCTGTAGATGTTTTTGACGTTTTGAGTAAATGCCTGATTATCGGCCACGTCCACATATAGGTCAGTGACCCCATCGCTCTTAAAGTTGTGATTGATAAAGCCAAAGACGTCGAAGGTGGCTAGGGTTGTTCCAACGAACTCAATGTTAAAATAGGAATCGACTGTAATATTCCCATTATAGGTTGTCTGTGCTGCGGCGAGCCCGTCGTATGCTCTTGAGGCTGGGGTGGTTGAAGTCGTGTTGTCGTTGCTGGCAGGGTCGCCCCCGACTGCGTTCCAAGATGAGGCAGTGACCATACTGCCTTTGATAGCAGGCGCAACGAACATGGCCTTATCGTTTGTAAAACCCGTTGTCTCATATGTGGACAGGTTGCCGCTTGCGTATGCCATCAGCCAATCCCCTGTATTTTAAGTTCCTTCATGGCTGGGTTGAAAACCTGCCTAATCCACCTCTTAGTCCCAACACGATCGGGAAGCTGATTTGTAGAGAACTCTAGGTTAATGTTTTGATTGCCCCCGCCCCCACCGTTCTTGGCAGCAGCCACTTCTGGTTTACTCATGACATACTCACCGGGCATCAACATAGCTGGGACCGAGTCTCGGTTTGGGACACCGCCTGTGACGTAACCACCACGAGCCATTCCTTCTGGGCTAGGCAAGCTGCTAAGATAGCCTTTGATAAGTGCGAGCACTGCGGCACCTGCCGCTGCCCCGATGATAGCGCCGATGCCTGGGGCACCTGCGTTGCCTGCGAATGCAGCCGCAGCACCTTGAACAGCAAAAGCAAGAACAGCCTTCTGTACCAAATCGAGAATAGCAATCAACGACTGCTTGGCCATTTCCCTAACTGCGTCCTGAGCACTAACAGTTCCTTCGGCTACGAGACCCATCGCCTCGCCGACCCCTTCCGCAAAACCAGACAGAGCGTCAGGCAGACCTGTCAGCATGTCGCCAACAATTTGCATTCCGCTAACAGAGTTTTCCAAGCCGTCGTTTAAAATATTGAACGACTCTTTGGAGTCTAAGACAAAAGCCTCTAAACCATCACTCAATAGCTGTATTTGCTCTTTTCCCATTTCGAGATTTGATGTGTTGATATCGAAATCGATTGGCAAACCGAGACTCTTGAAAAGTGCCTTGAGTTCTTTTTCTACGACGGGTAGGCTCTTCGTGCTGGCGAATCTCAATTGGCGATTAACGCGATCGATCTTCTGCTCCACTTTTTCAAAAGCCAGTATGCCGTCTTTCACTTCCATGCCTTTGCCGATAGAGCTTGCTGCCCTTTCGAACGCAGGAACCATTTCAGCAACGCGATCACGGATTTTAGAAATGCCCTGCTCCGTAGTCTGCATTGGGGTCGTTCCCATTGTGACCGCGAGCGTCTTGGCTGCTTTTACAGCAGGCCCATATCCTTCGTTGACAAGTTTGATGATCGTGTTTTTGACTTTGTTGACGTCTGATTCAAATTCCTTTTGTGCGGCATCGTTCTCGTTAACGGTTGCTGTGAAGTGCTCAGTAAGTGCAATCGCCTCTTCTTGAATCCCAAGAGCTGCACCTAGCGGGCCAGTCATTGTGGACGATATCATTTTGAGACCTTTGAAGATCGCATTCTGCAAACCAGTCCAAAGCTTAGTTGAAACAAGTGCAGCTTGAGCCAAGCCTTCGGTCAAAGCCCGCGCCAATCTAAACATATACTGAACTATCTTTGTCGCAATTAAGGAACGATTTGCTTCGAGAAAATTCTTAGCCCCTGCCAGTGCAGGTTTAAACGCAGTCCCAATTCCAGTCACGGCAGCAATGACCGAAGAGCCTAGAGTGGCTCCGACTGATGATACGGTTGATTGTAGCGTTCTGAACTTTTTAACGAGTGGGTCAGATTCGGAACGCAAGTTGATGGCAGCATTCACAGCCCCACCTATCGCAGCCTTAACAGCATTAAATCCCTTACTGAGAAGTTCGACACCTTGGTTGGCAGCGACCGTTGCACCCGCCATGAATTTGAAAGCTTTGCCGAGACCCTTTGCGCCCCCGGCTAACATCTTAACGGCTTTTGATACTTTGTCTTTTACAAAGACCGTTATGCCTACTTTACGTTCTGCCATATCTCACCGTCCCGTTTTGCGACCTGATTTTTTTCTAGCCTTCTCTATGTCTCTTTGTTGCTTCTTGGCCAGCTTGTTTTCTACGTCTGTTTTGATCTGCTCAAAGAAGCTGAAAGCTTCCAGCACAGTCGCAGGTTGGGACATGATGTCTGACCCACCGTAGGGTAAGATCTTGAATCGTTGCCATTCAGCCCACCATCCCAAAATCATCCAAGCTTCATCGTCTATTTGAGACATAGGGCACCTTCTTAAATCAGGCATCCACTCCCATCCCAAATTGACATTGCTCACCGTGTCGCAATTTCGGAGCTTTCTTAGTTCGTCGCCTTCTTCGTATTCATCCCCTCTACATTTTGAGCAACCCCATGCTAGGGTTGTTTCATCGCCGCTTAGGACCATCCTAGCGGCAATCTCTATTTTTTTCTGAGACCAGCCTTGAGTGTACTAATTTGGGTCAGACCTGTGTAAAGGGCATCGACCATTTCAGGCTCGCCTCTATCGTAGACTTGCTCACCGTCCTCAATTGGGACGTCCTTGATGTCGGCATAGTTGTGAACAGCAACAACCCGTTCCTTCATAATGCGACGAACAACCTTTTCGGCTTTCTCAAAGGCAAGCTTAGAGTTGGCCTTAGTGTTCATCATGACACGTTGATAGGTTCTGAGTTCTTGTCCTGTCATGGGAAGAATCTCTGCCCAGATCTGCTCTTCTTCAGGTAGATCTCGGTTGTCACCCAAATCAGGAATAAAGGCTACCGCCTCATCTTCAGTCATACGTTTTCCCCGTAGTTAAATCCCGTTATGGGATTACCCGTTGTTCCACTCAAAGGTGAACTCGTTGTTCCCAGCCGATGCACCTAAAGCAGTAAACGGAATGTTAAGAATCGCCTCTTCCGATTCTGGGACATCGATAGCTCCGAAGTCCAGCTCGCAAGTAGGCAGGTTGATAATCTGTTTAAGGTCGTCAGTCTCTCCCATTGTGAGAACGATGGCGACTGTCGCAAATGTAGGCACACCGTCTGCAATGGTATCACCAGCAGCTTGATAGCGTCTGGACAGAGCTTTGATGAAATCCTTTTCCGCTCTTACTGTGACGTTGCCCGTAACAGATCTGAATCCCGGAATGAAATCAGAAGTTCCTTTTGAACCATACTCATCGCTGAGTGCCTTAATGTTATTGGTCAACGTGACATCGAAGCCTGTGACTGTAAGTGTCTGACCATTAACGGTTACTGACCCAGTGATTCCCGAAGTGGGACTGCCGTATGTCGTTAGTGTCCCAGAAGGTTCGTGGGGTGTAATCGCCTTGCCTGTTGCCCAGGTATAGTTGGTGGCAAGAGTAACGGCTGTCCCAGAAGTGGAACCAGCTACGATAACACCAGCGGCGGTGCCTTCGTCTGCGATTGTAATCCTAGATCCAGCCATAAAGTTAAAAGCTTCGTTTGCTCCTACTGTCAAAGCAGATCCACCAGAACTCTCAGTATTAGCCGAAGTCCCATTTCCAGTCAGAGCGTATTCACAAGCCCCGCCCGAAAATGAGATCTTGATAGGCTCGGCGCCACTAGCGGTGACGGTCATCTCTTCAACCCAAGCCCCAAAAAGTTCTTCTCGAAATACTCCAGGGAGAACTCTAGCCATTTGCAAACTGGGAAGGGTATCAGCAAGTGAGTAGGTCACAGTGGACACAGAGCCCATAGCGCATTCAATCATAGGTCCTATATCGGGAACGTTGCTACTGCCTCTGGGAAGCATGTAGGTTTCACAAGACCAGCTTACCTCTTGTTTGCCTGTGATTCGTTCTAGGACTGATCGGCTCGCTCTCGAATCCATACGATCTTCTCGGGCAACAACAAAGTCCATGGTGCTAGTAAGAACCTTGGCCGAGTTAGTTGCAGCGGCAAACGCAACTTGGGACGATGTACCGTAGTTGTTTTTTAGCCCTGCCGTCTCTTTGACCAAGTAAAAATTCTGCTCTCTACCTAATGCGTAAGTTGCCATGACTTAGCTCTCCGTTTCGTTTTGGGACTCTTCTTGAGTCTTCTTTGTTTTGCGGGTCTTAGTCTCAACCTTTGACCAAGAGCCGTCGTTCAACAATGCCTCAGAATCGGATTCCCCAAACTCGCCAACATCGCCTTCTCTGAATAGTCGATCGCCTACCCGAGCATCGCACTTACCATTATATCTAAGTTTCATTATGGGATCTCCTATGAACTCGAACTCGTTCGCAAATAAGGACATTCAACGTTTATCGCCATAGACCCAAACCCATTAGCGTCTGGCGAGCCTTCATCAGTATCTACCGACGTAACGGTTGTGCAAATAGCACTACCGCCTCGCCTTGTGTCCT